TGCTGCCTGTGGGTCAGAACGCAATACATACGCATAATATTTTGCTTTTGTTATAATAACATCCTTAAATCTATCATCTAAGTCCATTGTATCCCCATGTGCCGATAAATCCGTATGCACTTGCCAATATTCATATTGTATTGTATAAGTATCTTGATTTGGTACTGGGCTTAATCCAAACTTTTTATCCTGTGTATGGTATACATAGTCAGGAGTACCTTGAGATGATGACGTATTTGATAAATCTGTTTCTAAATATCTATTTTGCCAATCATCATAGGTTATATATTTTAATTTTTTAATGCCTATATTTTCTGATATCCTTACATAATCAATATCTAATTGTACCCCAGATGCAGTTTCAAAGAAAATATATGATGTTTGTGCTGTAGCATCAAATGTTGTATCTAAAGTAGCACCATCTCCAATATTAGTTACAGATTTTGTTGTACTTAAATATTCCCCTCCACTTGCTGTAGTTCCTACTTTTATTGCTACAGTACTCGTTGAACTGGACGGACTCATAACTCTAACTTGTAATCTATATGTTTTATTTTTTACTGTTGAAATAGATTGATATGCTGCTGCATCATTTAAATTTAATCTGCCATTACCACTAGTGGAATGGGAAGGAGTCCCATCACCCGTAGTCCATCCGGTTATATTGGAAGTAAACTCACCGTTAGTAACTAATTCTTTAGGAACTAAACGAAATGTATCCCAATCTATTTTTCTATACGCTTTATCCGTGCTTTGCGGTGACGCAGATGACGGTAAATCATACGTTCTTTGTCCTGTATATGTATCTTGTGTAGTGGATAAATATAAATCCGGAACTTCTGACAGTGAATTATACACCTCATGCATGGCTTTAAGTACGAATTTTTTTACAGATGTTTGAATACCCCTGCTACTTGAAAAAGTAGTAGACGTTAACTCTGGTTCATTTAATTCATTTAAAACATTATTTGTTAATGTTAAATATGTCGTTGCCATTATACTCCTAAATTTATACTATCTAAGTCTTTTTTATTTTTTTGTAATTGACTTTCAAACGCTTCCATTTCTAAACAGAATGTTTCTATATACACTGTATTGCCTCTTTGTATTTCAAATTGTGCAATTTGATTTTCTGCTATTATTCTTTTTTCTTCACAATCATCTAATGTTAAAAATCCTCCAAAACCCTTATATGCAATTGCAGGGATATTTGGATAAGACATTAATGCTACTAAAAACCATATTTTTATCATTTAATTAGATGGGGCTATTACACCCCATCATTTCCTTAATTTATTTTAATTTGTCGAGGTTGCTTTTCTTTTGGTAAATCTTGTACCAATAGTATATTAAGCATCCCATCTTTTAATTTAGCATCTTTAACATTCATATATTCAGATAATTTAAATGATTGTTTAAATGTTCTTTCCGCTATACCTTTATAAAGATATTCTTTGTCTGAAGAAGATAATTCTCCTTCAATTGCCAGAGTATTTTCCTTTTGAGTTACAGAAATATCCTTTTCAGAAAATCCTGCTACTGCAAAAGTCAGTTTATACTCACAGTCACCTACCTTTTCAATATTATAGGGTGGGTAACTACTTGGGCGAAAGTCAGCTATATCATTAAATAAGCTGTCAAACCCCACTGTCATCGCCCGAAATGGGCTTAGGTCTATCCTTGTCATTGTTGTCCTCCTTATTAAGCAAGGTTAATATTGTATCTAATTTATTTTCCATATTAGATACTCGTTTCTCAAGTTCAGCATTATTGCCTGAACCTAAATAACTAATCTTTTGTCCGGAAACACCATTCTGTTTCCTCGTCAAATTATGAGTTGCCATATGTATCCTAAATAATCTTGACATTTATAAAAGGGGGCATGAAGCCCCCTAATGTTATATTAATTTTATGAAGTGTCAGTGTCGTGTTGAGCATCAGACTGTCTGTCGTTCTCATCCACGCCTGCAACATCACAAAGTATAGCCCAAACACGGATTTTACCCGCAGTTGAAGCCGCACTTAATACAAGTACATCAAGTGTATCAGCAGTTGCTGCTACGTGTCTTGCTGTAGCTGTTAATGTTGAATAACCCGTTGCGTTAGTATCTCCATCAGCGTAAATGTCAACATCTCCACCTGTGATACCTAAGTCCATGGTAACAGAACTTGATAATGCAGTTAGCACTTCAATTCCTGATTCCATAACCAAAGTTTCAGCAGGTAAATCAATAACCTGTAGTACATCATTTTGTGCTGCACCACTGTCACCATTGATTGCTGAGATATCAATTGTATTTTCCACCAAATAAGGAGTTCTTATTCCGGGGTTATATCTACCGGGACGATTAGTACCACCCGGCCCAGTTACATCATATGTAGCCATAGTATTATCCTCCCTTAATCAATTAATACGTGTCTCGCCATAAGTGCTGCCGAACGCAGTACCTTTCTTCCAAACACGTGTAATCCTCTAACCACGTCAGCAAAAGAATCTGGGTCTCTAATAACTTCTGTTTTTGCAATAGCGTTAGCAGTTGCAGTAGAACTCATATGTCCCCATAAAATTTTGTAGTAGTTAGATGTTGTTGAAGCCGCAAAGTTATTAGTCATATAACATTTGAAGCCTTGAATTTGCCCTGATGTGACTTTACCATTTCTTAATTCAGATTTAGCATCGCCAGTAACAGAAGCGTCCATTAGTTTCGCTGAAGCTTGAGCAAGCTGCTCATACCATTCAGGAGAAGCCAAGAACCATCTGTTTTCAGTTGGAACATCAGCACCGTGTAGTCTTTTAGCACAGTTAGCCATAGCATTCAACGGGTCAGTTTCAGAAGTACCGAATCCGATATCTGTTCCTGAACCATCTGAACCTACAGTTGTACCTGCACCTGAGACCATAGCAGCGATAATGTTTGCATCGTAAGAGTCTTTTAGAGCGTAAGCCCCAGAAGACGTAGCCAAAGATTCCCAGTTTACGTGAGACTGTCTTTCCTCAATATCGTCAACTTTAAAAGCGAAAGCATTTGCTTGGTCTACAACTAATTGAAGTTGGTCATCTGCTAAGTTTTGAATAGCAACGTGTCCACCTCTAGTATAAGAATTTACGCTTATGCTTGGCTCTTTGATAATGTTAACAGTATCTCCGAAGTTTTCAATCTCTCCCGCATAGTCGGTGTTGGTTATATCTTCAACAACCGAAGCAGTACGGAAAAACTTTTGAACCTTTTGACTGTATATTACCGGTAACCAATTACCCGATGGTAAGTTAGTATAACCGGCTCCTTTAGCAACAGCCATAGTTTCCTCCAGTTAAATTTATGCCTGTTCTATACGTCCCTCTCGCCTCGCTTGGTCAATTTCCTTTTCATATTGAACAAATTGTTGAGGTTTGAGTTTTGCAATCTCAGACACAGACCAAATCTTCTTGCCATCATCCGTTGCAATAGAACCACGTTTGGTTTTAGTTACAGCTTCAGCCGCATTGGGACTGGTCTTTTGTTTTGTTTGTAGATTGTGGTCGGCTTTGTACAAGTCAATTATTCTCGCTGCCCATTTTGCGTTGGTATTGTTTTTATAAATACCATCTGAAATACTTTCCGGTTGTTCATTAAGCCATTTGGTAAAATCAGCACTTTCTTTTAATTCCGGAAAATCGGAATGTAAAGTTGAAAGTTCTTTAAAAGCATTCTGCTTCGTTAATTCTACTTCCTGTTCCCTTAACTCACCTAAACGACTTTCGATATCTCCTACTCGTCTGTCAGCTTGTAGATGGGAAATTGACTCTACAACATCATAAATGTCAGGATATTGCTCTTTAAACTGTTCCAATTCTTCAGCACTTTTCGGTGCTGCGTACTTTGGTTTCGCTGTAAGAGTTTTCTCCTTCTCTTTCCACTCATTTACTTTACGGTCATAATGGGTTTTTAAGTCATCATACCTTTTTTTAAAATCGTGCTCTTGTTGTGTCGTCTGCTTTTCTGAACTCAAAAAGCTAGTTGTTTCTTGAGGAGTAGCTTTTTCAGTGTCCTCTTTTGCAACTGTTTCAGTTTCATCTAACTCTTTTCGGTTAGAATGTTTATATGGGGTAGGCTCAAACTCTTGTTCCTGTTTAGCTTCATCTACCATTTTTCCTCCATGTAGGGCCTTATTAAATAAGGGTAGCTACGGTTGTGTTTTTTGGGGCTGTGCCTTATGCACAGGTCGCCTATCTTGAACTATATATTTAATCTAATCCCTTTTTAAGATTAAATTTTCCCAATAGGGGATTAATAAATTTTTCAAGAAACTCTATATTTCGTGGTTCACCAACACCTTTTCTA